CCTTACAAATTAAATCCTAGAGTTGGTAGTAGATATAAGCTCCTGCTACTTTCTAGGCTTACGGACTGCTAGGTAGCGTAGTCATGTTCTTGGAGGAAAGCACCCTGAACACAGTCTGAATTTTCCTAGTTGACTGGGGGTTTAGCCGACTTAAAACAGCTATAGCCAATAACGAATCACAGCGAAAGACAGTCGTTCGGTGTCTATAAAAGATAATGTTCGAGTGCTGGTTATCACTGAAAACTAACCCTTTTAATTTTAAAGCTGGAGGGCTGTATGAAATTTTTATTTGACAAAATAGAATGGTCATGGCAGGATAACTGTCAAGACAAACAGTACTGGGACACTTGGATTCCAAAAAAATCAGACATCAAAATACTAACTAAGTTATCCCGAGAGGATAAACAGTCGTGGAAGAATGAAATCTGGGAGGACTTGCAACCCGATATCCAATTCACAAGGGATAGAAACAACGCAAGAAGAAAGGAAAAAAGAATTGCATCTAAAAATTAGATGTGTTATAATCTTAGAACTTAATGCAAACCAAAGGAGAAAATAATATGTATGAGTATATAGAAGGAAAAGCTATGTGGGCTAATGTTAGTACACCGAACACTAAGTTCGAGCCACATAAGTATGGAATAGTTGTGCTAACGGATATGGATACTGCTAATAGATTAGAAGGTATCGGCTTGTCACAGGTCAGGACTAGAGATGGTCAGCCTAAGTATGATGAACCGGCATTCTCATTTAGTAGAAAGGTAGAGAAGCATGACGGGACTACTAACCCAGCACCTAAGTTAGTTGACGGAGACGGCAACGCATTGGATGTTAGTGTTGGTAATGGGTCGGATGTAACTGTAAAGATTAAACCCTATACAGGAAAGTATGGAACATTTGCAGAGCTAGTAGCTGTAAAGGTTTCTAATTTAATTGAATACACTGAAGCAAGTTCAGACAACGAGGAATTTTAATATGATTATTACTATAAAGAATGATGACGGTGAAGCAGTCTATGATGTCACTAAGATTGAAGATGAACAGAGGAGAGCAGGTGCTAGTGTATCTATCAGTAAGATAGGAACATTAAATGTATTGACTGAAGCTTTGAACTATGCTTCACAAGGACATCAAAACAATCTTGAAGCAGTGCTGAAGGAAAGTCCAGAAGCAGTTGTAGAACAAGAAGAAGAAGAAGTAGCAGTAGACACAGACTCAGAAGAGTCTTAGTTTACAATGAGGGCTAACATGGATAAAACTTGGGACAAACTACACCAACCCTGTCCACTTTGTAATAGCAGTGATGCTGTTGGAATCAATGAAGACGATTCAGCAAAGTGTTTCAGTTGTGGTGAGTTCATGCCTAACTATACTAACGCATGTGGAGGAAAGGATATGCAAACAGCAACGACAACAACAACAACATTTAAACAACCGGACATGGTAGAAGGTGGGCAGTTCAATGCCCTAAAGGATAGACAGATATCCCAAGCGACAGCTACTAAGTATGGGGTTAAAAGTATGCACGATTTACAAGGTAACATCGTTAAGCATTTCTACCCTTACTATAATGGGCATGAGCTATCGGCTACCAAGGTTCGTAATGTAGTTAACAAAGACTTCTTTGTCTCTGGAACTTATAACGAGACAGGCTTATTCGGTCAACAGTTATTTAAGGGTGGCAAGTATGTCACTATAACCGAAGGCGAGTGTGATGCTATGGCAGGGTATGAACTACTAGGCTCTAAGTGGGCAGTAGTTTCTATCAAGCGTGGAGCACAGGGTGCAGTTAAAGATATCAAGGAAAGCCTTGAGTTCTTTGATGAGTTTGAGAATGTAATCATTGCATTTGATAGCGACAAGGCAGGGAAGGAAGCATCTATTAAAGTTGCTAGACTTTTCAAACCCGGAAAGGCTAAGATACTTACACTACCTAATGGGTTTAAAGACCCTAACGATATGCTACGTTCTAACAGACACAAAGAGTTTGTTGAATGTTGGTGGTCAGCTAAAGTTTATACACCATCCGGTGTTATAAATGTATCTGAACAACGTGATAAGTTTAATAACCGTGAGAGAAAACCTTGCGTCCCTTATCCATACGAAGGACTTAACAAGAAGTTATATGGTATGAGACAGGGTGAGTTGATTACTCTTACAGGTGGCACAGGTCTTGGTAAGTCTAGTGTGACTAGAGAACTAGAGCATCATCTTATAAAGAACACTACAGACAATGTAGGTATCATTGCTTTAGAAGAAGACTGGAGAAGAACCATTGATGGTATCTTATCCATCGAAGCTAATGCTAGACTATATGTGGATGAAGAAAGAGATAAGTTTTCTAAAGAAGAATTAGATAAGATGTTTGATATTCTTTATGACGGAGAGAATCGTAATAGAGTCTGGGTGCATTCCCACTTTGGTACGAATGATATTGATGATATCTTTACCAAGCTTCGCTTCATGATTATTGGATGTGATTGCAGATGGGTGGTCGTTGACCATTTACATATGCTAGTCAGTGCAGTTCATGATGGAGATGAGAGACGAGCCATTGATACTATCATGACTAGACTAAGAAGTTTAGTAGAAGAGACAGGTGCAGGAATCATTTTAGTTTCACACTTGCGTAGAGTTGATGGTAACAAAGGACATGAGAACGGTGTTGAAGTATCTCTATCACATCTAAGAGGTTCAAATAGTATTGGACAGCTTAGTGATTGTGTCATTGCTCTTGAACGTAACCAACAATCAGATGACCCTGAAGAAGCAAGGACTACAAGACTTCGTGTGCTTAAGTCTAGGTACACTGGTGATGTAGGTCTAGCATGTAGAGTAATCTATGATGGAGATACCGGCAGACTAGCTGAGTTAACTGATGAAGATATAGAATTTGATGACAGTGCAGACGAGGCTTTTTAATGCAGTTAGTATTTGACATAGAGACGGATGACCTTAAGGCTACCAAGGTACACTGTATCGTTGCTCAAGATGTAGAGTCAGGAGAGATATTTAAATTCCCTCCTGATAAACTACAAGAAGGGTACGATATGTTAGCTTCGGCAGAAACTTTAATAGGTCATAACATTATAGGTTTTGACATACCGGTGGTAGAAAAGTTTAGTGGTATGGACTTGTCTAAGAAACCTGTAATAGATACTCTTGTTTTATCTAGGCTATTCAATCCTTCAAGGGAAGGTGGACACAGCTTAGAGAAGTGGGGATATAAGTTAGGTTATCATAAGATAAACTTTACAGACTACCTTAACTATTCTAAAGAGATGTTAGATTATTGTGTAAGAGATGTACAACTTAACGCAGTTGTTCTTAAAGAATTAAGAAGAGAGAGTAAAGGATTCAGTAAGGACTGCATAGCTATTGAGCAAAGCATAGCTGGTATTATTAAACAACAAGAAGTCAACGGCTTTAAGTTTGATACTAAGAATGGATTACTTTTACTAGCAGAACTCAGAGAAAAGAAACAAGCAATAGAGGAAGAGGTACACAGTACCTTTAAACCTAAGTGGGTAGATGATAAGTCAGTTACCCCTTACATTAAAAAAGATGGAGAGTTATCTAAGCGTGGCTTAACAGATGATGAATACGATAACTGTATCAAGACTCAAAACCTTGAGACATTTATGAGACAGAAGTTAGTTGATTTTAATTTAGGTAGCCGTAAGCAGATAGGAGAATATCTTATTGACTTCGGTTGGAAGCCTAATAGGTTTACACCTACAGGTCAGCCTATAGTAGATGAGAAAACCTTATCGGCTATTACTCATATACACGAAGCTAACCTCATAGCTCAGTACCTTTTACTTCAGAAGCGTATAGCTCAGATAGATTCTTGGATAGAAGCTACTGAAGAAGACGGAAGGGTACATGGTTTTGTTATACCTAACGGTGCTATCACTGGCAGGATGACACACAGAAGCCCTAACATGGCACAAGTACCAGCAGTCTATAGCCCTTATGGTAATGAGTGCAGAGCATGTTGGACTGTAGAAGAAGGTAATGTTTTAATCGGTGTTGATGCTTCTGGTCTAGAGATTAGGATGTTGGCACATTATATGGATGACGAGGAATACACAAATGAAATACTTAACGGAGATATCCACACAGCAAATCAAAAACTTGCAAAACTTGAATCAAGAGATAAGGCAAAGACATTCATCTATGCCCTTATGTACGGAGCAGGAGATGAAAAGCTTGGGTCTGTGGTTGGAGGAAATACAGCAGACGGTAAAAGAGCTAGACAATATTTCTTTGATAATAAACCTACATTTAAATCTCTTAGGGATAGAGTACAAAGAGCATCAGCAAAAAAATATCTCAAGGGATTAGATGGTAGAAAGCTTTATGTTCGTAATCAACATTCAGCACTGAACACTTTACTACAGGGAGCAGGAGCTATTGTTATGAAACAAGCTTTAGTTATCCTAGATGATGTGTTAAAATTAAACAACGTAGATTACAAATTCGTAGCTAACATACACGATGAATGGCAGATAGAAGTACCTGTAAACCAATCAGATTTTGTAGGTAGATTAGCAGTAGATAGTATAATAAAAGCAGGTACATTTTTTAACCTTCGCTGTCCGTTGGATGGTGAATACAAGATAGGAGCTAACTGGAGTGAAACCCATTAAAGCCTGTACTAAATGTGGTATAGAAAAAGAATACACTGAAGAATTTTTTCCTACAAGAGAACATGGAAAACTTAGAGCTGATTGTAGAACATGTTATAATAAATATATAAAAGATAATAATTATAAATATGCTAAAACACACATGGTTTACGGTGCAAAAATAAGAGCAAAAGAAAAAGGAAGTGATTTTAATTTAACAAGAAAAGAAATACATTTTCCAGAAAGATGCCCAGTATTAGATATTAAATTAGAACACGGTACTGAGGTTTGGTATAACTCTCCTGCAATAGATAGAATAGATAATACTAAAGGATACTTAATAGATAATTGTATAGTTGTTTCATGTCTTGCAAACACTATAAAAAATTCAGCAACTCCTAGACAGATATTAAAGGTTGGTAATTTTTATAAAAAACTATATAAAGAAAAAGGAATAAAAGATGAAACCAAATAAAGAAGATAGAAAGAAGTTTGACATTGACTTAGAGTACGGAGAGATAAGAGAAGATAAAATAAAAGACATGCTTACTGGTAAGAAGATAGAAGTTAAATCAGAGAAAGGTATGTGGATGAAGACAGGAAACATATGTATAGAGTATGAGTCATGGAACAAACCTTCTGGTATTAGAGCAACTGAATCAGACTACTGGTTTCATAACTTATGTGTAGGAGACAACGAGTTTTGTACCCTTGTATTTAAAACAGATGTACTAAGAACTATCGTTGATAAGCTTGATACTTTTAAAACTGTAGCAGGTGGAGACCATAACGCTAGTAAAATGTTCTTGGTAAACCTACAAAAACTATTCTCTTCAGATGTTATAAAAGCCTTTAAGGAGTCTGAAGATGAAAAAAAGTAAGAAAACACTTGACACATTAGTACCAGACATATATAATAAACTATCGGCTTTAGGAAAAGGAGAACACCTTGACCTAGATGAGGATACAATAGAGCATTTCGGAGAGTCTATGAAACAGATTCTATACGACTGGTCTCACCCTAGTCCTCGTGGCAAACCTTCTCTTAGAATGTCTAACATAGGTAAGCAACCAAGACAATTATGGTATGAGTTAAACTCTGAGTCTGATACTACAGAAGTAATATCTCCACCTACTTTCATTAAGTTTTTATATGGACACCTACTTGAAGAGATAGTTTTATTTCTTGTTAAGTTATCTGGACATGAAGTTACCAATGAACAGAAACAAATAACTGTATCCGGAATCAAGGGACACATGGATTGTGTTATTGATGGAGAGGTTGTTGATGTTAAGACTGCTTCTAGTTTTGCCTTTAAGAAATTTAAAGATGGAACACTAGCAGAGGATGACCCCTTCGGTTACATGGCTCAACTGTCAGGATACGAATCAGCAGAGGGTACTAGTGATGGTGGATTCCTTGCTCTTAATAAAGAGTCGGGTGAGTTAGCTATGTTTAAACCTAATAACTTTGACAAGCCTAACATCAAATCTAAAATAAGAGATATCAAAAAGGCTGTTAAACTTACAACGCCTCCTAGCAAATGTTACAATGATGAACCAGATGGTAAGTCAGGTAACATGAAACTTGCAAGAGGTTGTAACTGGTGTAGGTTTAAGTTTGAATGCCATAAGGATGCCAACGAAGGTGCAGGTTTAAGAGTTTTTAAATACTCAACAGGTTATAGATACTTAACACAAGTACCTAAGCCACCCAATGTTATAGAGGTAACACAGTTATGAACGGTAGAAAAGCAAAAGCGTTAAGAAATAAAAGTATAGACCTTCTCATTGATTGGATAAGAACAATGACACCTGAAGGAGAAGACGCTACTAAGATAACTAAGAAAAACTTACACGAATTTATACCGGAGCAAACACACCTCTTTGCTAATAATAGATTTATGTTAAGTGCTTACAGCTTAAGATGGTTTAATAAAAAGGTAAAGAAAAATCCTAACCTTACACTAGAAGATTTAAATGCCTAGAAGAGTACCAAGAAAACCTAGACCTAAGAAGGTTGATGTACCTAAAGGATATGATAGCAGGTGGGAATACGAGATACACCAAACTATTCTTAAAGATTGGAAACACCATTGGGAAAAGATAGACTACACTATTAATCATAGATATGAGCCAGACTTTGTAAAGATAACTGACGATAAGATTATCTTGTTAGAAGCTAAGGGTAGGTTCTGGGACTACGCTGAGTACAGTAAGTACATACATGTTAGAGAAGCCCTAGACCCTGAACACAGAGAGCTAGTATTCTTATTTCAAAAACCTTATGCTCCAATGCCACAGGCTAAGAAAAGAAAAGACGGAACAAAAAGAACTCATGCCGAGTGGGCAGAGGCAAATAACTTTAGATGGTACAGCGAAGAAACGCTACCAGAGGAATGGAAAAATGACATATAAGTTTAACGAAGAAAATACACTGATACAGATAAGAAGAAATATAGATAGAACTTATGAACAACATTACGCAGGTGAAAAGTACCAAGCCACTGATATGATTATAGATGCCGGACACGGAGAAAGTTTTTGTATTGGTAACATAATGAAATACTCTATGAGATTTGGAAAGAAAGATAATAAAAAAGCAGAGCTTCATAAGATAATACATTATGCTATAATAGCTTTACACTTACAGGAAAAGAAAGATGATTGAAGACAAGGTAGGAACTAAACAATATTTAGGAATAGAGATAGACTATGACAGAGAGAAAACCTTTGATAAGTTTAGTATAGATACATTAAAAGACAGATATTTTTGGGAGAAAGAAACACATGCACAAGAAGCGTTCGCAAGAGCCTCCGTCTATGGAGCAACCTTCAAAGGTAACACAGATTTTGAGTTGGCTCAGAGACTTTATAACTACAGTTCCAATCGTTGGTTCATGTTTAGCACTCCTATTCTTAGTAACGGGGGAACCACTCGTGGGCTTCCTATCAGTTGTTTTCTTAATTATGTTCCTGATAGTAGGGGTGGTTTATCAGCTCATTATGATGAGAATATTTGGTTGGCAAGTTCGGGTGGTGGCATCGGTGGATATTGGGGAGACATTAGAAGTAACGGTGTATCTACTGCTCATGGCTCTCGTTCAACTGGCTCAATTCCATTCATGCATGTAGTTGATTCTCAGATGTTAGCCTTCAACCAAGGTACAACAAGACGAGGTTCTTACGCGGCTTACATGGACATAAGCCATCCAGAGATTGAAGAGTTCATTAACATGAGAAAAGAATCTGGTGGTGACATCAATAGAAAGAATCTTAATCTACATAATGGAATCAACATCACTAATGCTTTCTTACAAGCTGTAGAAAAAGATGATGACTGGAGATTGATTGACCCTAAATCTAACGAAGCTGTTAAGACAGTAAACGCTAGAGATATATGGTGGCAAATCATTCATGCTAGAGCAGAGACAGGTGAACCATACATGATTAATATAGATACATGTAACGAGGCATTACCTAAAGAACAAAAAGATTTAGGACTAAAGATAAGACAGAGCAACCTATGTTCAGAGATTACTTTACCTACTAACGAAGAAAGAACAGCAGTCTGTTGTTTATCTTCAGTCAACTTAGAACACTTTGATACATGGTCTAAGGATGATAACTTCATAGAAGATTTAATAACCATGCTTGATAATGTTTTACAGCACTACATAGACAACGCCATAGATACTACACAGCTAGGAGAATACAGTGCAAACTTTAAAAGATTTCAGAAATATGTTAGAGAGGGTCAAGAAGGATATACTAAATCTGCCTATTCGGCATATAGAGAGAGAAGCCTCGGGCTTGGTGCGATGGGCTTTCACGCATATCTACAATCTCAAAATATTCCTTTCGAAGGTATATACGCAACTGGTTTTAACCATAGAGCTTTCACCTATATCAAGACTAAAGCTAAAGCAGCGACTAAAGAACTTGCCTCACAAAGGGGCGAAGCTCCTGACATCCATGGTACAGGGAAGCGAAATGCTAATCTCATGGCTATTGCTCCTAATGCTAGTAGTGGTATTATATGTAGTGGTACTTCCCCTAGTATTGAGCCTTATAGGGCTAATTGCTATACTCACAAAACTCTCTCCGGCTCTTATCAAGTCAAGAATAAGTACCTTGAAAAACTTTTTAAAACAAAAGGTCTTAAAGGTAAGCAGTTAGAAAACATATGGAAAGATATATCAGCTAACGAAGGTTCAGTACAGCACCTCGAAGTGTTAGATGATAATGAGAAAGAAATATTTAAGACAGCTAATGAGCTTAATCAGATATGGATTGTAGAACACGCTTACAAAAGACAGCAGTTTATTTGTCAAGCACAGTCAGTAAACTTATTCTTTACCTTACCTAAATCAACAGAGCCACAAGAAGTGCATAACGAATACATGCAGTATGTTAGTGATGTTCATTGGTATGGTATGAATAAATTAAAATCGTTGTATTACTTTAGAACTAATGCGGCAAGAAATGTAGAGAATGTAAACACCAAAGTTCCAAGGATTCGTTTAGACGATGTGGAATGCATTGCTTGTGAAGGATAACATGAACTGTTATAATTGTAACAACGAATTGATATGGGGTGGTGACCATGACATAGAAGAAGAAAATGAGAATTACATAATGGAAACTAATTTAAGCTGTCCTAAATGTAATTCATTCGTAATAATATATACCCCAAAGGATGAGCTATGAGCCTATTAAAAACTAGAGATTACTATAAACCGTTTGAGTACCCGTGGATGTACGAGTACTATAAACTACAAAATCAAATGCACTGGATGCCTGAGTCAGTTCCCCTGCACACAGATGTAAAAGATTGGCAGGATATTACACCGGCTGAAAAGCATTTACTTACACAGATATTTAGATTGTTTACTCAGTCAGATGTTGATGTTGCTTCGGGCTACATTGATAAGTACATGCCTATCTTTAAGAAACCTGAAGCAAGAATGATGATGAGTTCTTTTGCTAACATGGAATCAATACATCAAGATGCTTACAGCTTACTACTTGATACAGTAGGTATGCCTGAAGTAGAGTATAAAGCTTTCTCAGAGTACGAAGAGATGGCAGATAAGCATGACTATGTTGGAACTTTTAAACCTCTTAAATCTGACAAGAGAACTATAGCTAAAACTCTAGCAGTTTACTCAGCGTTTACAGAAGGGTTACAGTTGTTCTCAAGCTTTGCAATCTTATTAAACTTTCCAAGGTTCGGTAAGATGAAAGGTATGGGACAGATTGTTACTTACTCTATTCGTGATGAGTCAATGCATGTTGAAGCTATGACTAAGTTGTTCAGAGAGTTTATACAAGAGAACATAGAGATATGGACAGATGATTTTAAAGCAGAGCTTTATCAAATCTGTAGAGAGATGGTCGAGCTTGAAGATAAGTTCTTAGACTTAGTGTTTGAGATGGGTGACCTTCCCGGATTAACTAAGAAAGATATGTATGCTTACAATAGATACATAGCTGATAGAAGATTACTTCAGTTAGGATTAAAAACTAACTATGACCAAAAAGAAAATCCTCTTGGATGGATTGATGAAGTCATGGGTGTAGAGCATCAGAACTTCTTTGAAGGCAGGGCTACCTCTTACATGAAAGCAGGTCTTAGAGGTAAGCAAGATGTTGTTACATTTACAAACTTAGGAGAATCAAATGATTAATAAAAGTGAAGCAAACCTAGTAAGTTTTAAAATACTTTTAACAAGAGATAATAAAATAGTAACAGAGTTCAGCACTTTACCGGAGGAAATGGTAGACGAAGTCTTTCCTCTAGATGATAGAGCACTGATGAAAACTATTATTAGAAATGGAAAGGCAAAGATGGGAGATTTACACGAGTACTTTCAGAAAGAACTTAGTACTTTAAAGTAGTGTAAATAATTATCTCATCCTTTTTACCTTTAACTTTTATAGGTTCTAAATATTGCATAGGTATGCTACAGTTCAAAGCTGTGGTATACCCTATGACTAAGTCTTCTCCTACTTCTTTAGTAGAACTTTCTAACCTAGCT